GCGAAGTACTACGAGCTGGAGGAGCAGGACCTGGTGCAAGGCGCCGAGCAGTTCGCCGCCGACCTGGTGGTGCAGCAGAACGCGCTCAACCCGAACCGGCTCGACGTGCTGTACCCGGCCATCCTGATCGACCAGCTGCGCGTGCTGGCGCTGCTCGCGCAGTTCCGCCTGCAGGTCTGATCCCGGCGCGCACCACTGACCACCGACAACTACCCAGGAGGCCGCAATGGCTGACAACCCGAACAAGCTCGCCGGCATCGCGTCGCTCAACATCGACGGCGTCAACTACCTCGTCGCCGGCGACCTCAAGTACCAGGTCTCCGGCGTCACGCGAGAGACGTTGACCGGCCAGGACTCGGTGCACGGCTACAGCGAGAAGCCGCGCCAAGGCAAGATTTCGATGTCCCTCCGCGATTGGGCTGGCCTGAGCATGGCGGCCGTCCAGGCCATGACGAACGTCACCATCGTCGCTGAGCTCGCCAACGGCAAGACCATCGTCGGGCGCAATATGTGGAACGTCGAGGACCAGGACGTCGACACCATGGAGGCGAAGGCCGACATCGTGTTCGAGGGCAAGTCCGTGGTGGAGGCCTGACGTCATGATCGAAGCATTCGGCGACAGCCTGGAGCTCGAGCTGCGCGAGCCGATCAAGGTGGGCCCGCTCGAGATCAGTTCCCTCACGCTGACCGAACCGACGGGCGAGCAGCTGGCCGCGTCCTACAAGCAATCCGTGCCCGTCGAGGCGCTGATGACGCTGATCGCGATGAACGCCGGGATCTCGCCGGCTTTCGCGAAGAAGATGAAGCAACGCGACCTCGCGAGGGCCGACGCTTTTTTCTCCCATTTCGGCGAGCCGACCACGTCCGAGAATTCGGAGAGCTCGCCGCAGAGCTGACGCTCGCGATGGGGTGGGGCCCGCGCGAAGCGTTCGGCCTCACGCACACGCAGCTACTCTGGTGGACGCGGCAATTGGCCCGCATCCGCAAAGCGAGGGGGTAGGGCGTGGCGAACAAGTTCGAGGTGCAGATCGTCGCGCTCGACAGGTTCACCAAGACCTTCCGCGACCTCAACAACCGCGCCAGCAAGACTGCGCGGCCCCTCGTGAACGTGCAGCGCCAGATCGGCGCGCTCGCGAGGGAAGCGCACCTCGACAAGGTGGCGAAGGGCCTGGGCCGCGTATCGGACGCCGCCGTCACCGTCGGCCGCACGCTGGGCGTGTCGCTCGGCCCCCTCGAGTCCATCCTCGGCATGGGCGCGGCCGGCGGCATCATCGGCGCCGTCGGCGCAGCGGGTATCGCCGCGATGAGCCTTGGCGCGCGATTCGCGGCCGCGGGCTTCGAGGTATCGCGCACGTCGCAGCTTATCGGCGTCAGCGAGCGTGATCTGCAGCGCTATCGCGGAGCTGCGAGGCTCGCGAAGGTGGACGAGGACGCCATGACGCAGTCGATGGCAAACCTTGGAACGACGCTGCAGGACGCGCGCTTTGGTCGCAACGTCACCGCTTTGCAGATGCTAGGGAAATTTGGGCTCGGCATCCACACCGATAGCCAGGGTGTGATCGACACCGTGAAGACCTGGCGCGAGCTCTCCGACGTGCTGCACAACGTCGCCGATCCGCACGTGCGCCAGGTCATCGCCGATGCCTTCGGAATTCGAGAATCCCTCCCGCTGCTGACCCAGGGCGCCAAAGCCATGGAGGATCTTGGGGATCAGGCGGAGAAGAGTGGGACCGTCAAAGGCAAGCAAGCTCTCCAGTGGTCGAACGACTTCACCGAGTCTCTCAATCGCATGCAGGAGGCGATCCGAGGGGTATCGGACAGCCTCGGCGCCAGGATGGTGCCGTCTCTGACTCGCGCGATGGACGTGGTCACGAACCGCCTGACGGAGTCTCACACCAACCCCGTCAAGGCGTGGTGGGGCTTCAACGAAGACGCCATCCGCGGCGGCATGAAGGTCACGGGCGTCGGCGCGCTCATCGACAAGGTGCAGGGGCTGTTCCGCGGGCCTGCGTTGACGACGCCGGCGCAGCGCACCGTGCGCGGCACCATCGGTGGCCCCGCGTGGCCCACCCATCCCGGCAAAGGCGCAAACGATCTCAGCGCCAGCGAGAACGCCGCGCTGGACGACTTCACGCCCGCGGAACGCGCGCGCCAGCAGGCGAACGAGGACAGCGCCGAGAACCGCCGCCAGCTGGTTGCCGAGCTCGCGCGGACGCGCGACCCTGGCAACCGCGCGATCCTGCAGGGCGAGCTGAACAAGCTCGACAGCCGCGTGCAGGTCGAGGTCGCTTTCAAGAATGCGCCCCCCGGCACGACCGCGACCGCGCGCAGCAGCAGCGCGAACGCGTACGTTCCGACGCGGATCTCGTATTCGATGCCGACGGGTGACATGCCATGAGCACGCCGCGCCAGGTGGCCGGCGCCGTGACCGGCATCAGCGATTCGACCCAGGGTGTCTCCGACATCCTCGGTCGTCTCGGCACCGGCTCGTTCTGGGACCAGCTGCAGCCGGCATCGTTCCGCGGCGTTCCGTTCGGCGTCTTCACGTCGGGCGGCCAGGCCGGTCGCAGGAACGCCGAGCATGAGTACCCGAACCGTGACGTCGGCTGGGTCGAGGATCTGGGCCGCTCCCAGCGGCGCTTCCAGGTCACCGGCTTCGTGGTCGGCGACGACGTCATCGCGCAGCGGCAGCGCATGCTGGACGCGGTCGAGCGCGCGGGTGATGGTGACGTGGTGCTGCCCACCTTCGGCCGCATCAAGGTCGCCCTCGTGGGGTTCGATTGGGAGGAACGCGCCGAGAAGGGCCGGGTCATCGAGTACCGCTTTGCCTTCGTCCGGCAGGGCCAGCGCCAGTATCCCGGCTCGCCGGCCATCACCACGGCGCAGGTCGCCTCGGGCGTCGCGCTGTTCGGCTCGGCCACGGCGGCCGCGTTCGTCGCGCGCACGGCGTCGGTGCTGGGTGAGGGAGCCGGCATCGCGAATCGGGCCACCCAGCAGGCGGCTGCCTGGGCGCAGCAGGCCGTGCGCGTCGGCAACGATGCGACGAGCCTGATCCGCTTGGCGGTGTCGCTGCCGGGCCAGTTCGGGCGCCTGCTGGGCCTGGCGTCGGGCGTTACGGTCGGCCAGGTGCTGCCGCAGAACATCGGCCTGACGGAGGCCGATCTCGTCGGCGCGGCCGCGCAGTCGCGCGCGGCGATCGCGACTGCATGCGCGTCGCTGGTCCAGGCCTCGGCCACCATCGCCGCGGGCGCGACCGACACCTTCACGGGCGCTGCGCAGGCGGTGGTCGCCGCGATCCGCGCGGCCGCGCCGACGCCCGGCGATGCACTGCGCGGCCTTCAGACGCTCGCGACCTACGTGCCGGTGGCCGGGGCCGCGGGCGACGAGGCGGTGATGCAGGGCGCATGCGCGGATCTGTTCCGCCGGGCGGCGCTGGGCGGCCTGGTGAGCGCCGGCACCGACTATCAGCCGCAATCGAGCGGCGACGCGGCCGCGGTGCGTACGCTGGTGCTGGACGTGCTGGACGCGGAGATCACGACGGCAGGCGACCAGTTCGAGGACGACGTCTATGCCGCGCTCCGGGCTCTGCGCGGCCAGGCCGTGCAGGACCTCAACTCGCGCGGCGCCCAGCTCCCGACGCTGATCACGGTCACCATGCCCGCGTCGCTGCCGTCGCTGGTGCTGGCGCAACGCCTGTACCGGGACGCCACCCGCGAGACGGAGCTCGTCGCGCGCGCGGTGCCGATCCACCCGGCGTTCATGCCGCGCACGTTCGAGGCCCTGAACCAATGAGCGGCCAGCCCATCGATCCGACCGTCCAGACCGTCATCGTGACGGCGAACGCTAGCGCGCCCAGCGACGACGTCACGGTCATCATCGCCGGCGTGGCCTACGCTGGCTGGCAGGGCGTGCGCATCACGCGCGGCGTCGAGCGACTGCCCAGCGACTTCGAGCTGACGCTCACCGACATCTACGCCAGCGAGCCCGACGCGCTGCAGATCAAGCCCGGCGACACGTGCGTCGTCAAGATCGGCCGCGACACGGTGCTCACGGGCTACATCGACGTCGTGCAGATCCAGCTGAACACGAAGTCGCACGAGCTGCACGTCTTCGGCCGCAGCAAGTGCGCCGACCTGGTCGACTGCTCGGCCGAGTGGCCCGGCGGCCAGATCGTCGGGAGCTCGGTGCTCGAGATCGCGCGCAAGCTGGCCGCCCCCTACGGCATCGAGGTCGACGCCGACGGCGACCCGGGCGGCCCGATCCCGCAGTTCAACCTGATGCGTGGCGAATCGCCCTTCGACATCATCGAGCGCCTGTGCCGCTTCCGCCAGCTGCTCGCCTACGACGACGCCGACGGCAACCTGCTGCTGGCGCGGGGATCGACGCAGGGCGCGGCCTCGGGCTTCCGCGAGGGGATCAACGTCGAGGCCGCCACCGCGACCTACTCGGCGCACGAGCGATTCAACGAATACCGCTGCTACTTGCAGCCGGTGGCGCTGTTCCAGGACGTCGGCGATGGAAGCGACCTCATCGCGACGCAGACCGACGCCGGCGTGAAGCGACACCGCCTGAAGATCCTCATCGCGGAAAGCGGCGGCGTCGAGTGGCTGAACGTCGCGAAGGCCCGCACGAGCTGGGAGGCGTCGCGCCGCTTCGGCCGGGCCTTCGTCGTGCACCTGACGACCGACTCGTGGCGCGACAAGGTCGGTTCGCTGTACGAGCCGAACACCCTGGTCGCGCTGGACCTGCCGACGCTGAAGGTTACGGGCCGCCGGTGGGCGATCAGCGAGGTCACCTATCGCCGCGCCGCCGACGGCACGCGCTGCGACCTGACGATCATGCCGCCCGAGGCCTTTGCGCCGTCGCCGGCCGTCTTCAGCTCTGCGATCCCGGCCGAGGTCGCGCTGCTGCCGAATGGGGGCGCGCGGTGAGGGAACAGCTCGAGCGCCTGTGGCGCCGCCTGCAGCTGGTCATCGGCCGCGGGCGGATCCGCGTGATCGACGACAGCACGCCGGCGCAGACCCTGCAGGTGCAGTTGGGCGCCGACGAGACGAAGGACGGCCTCCCACGAGTGGCGGAATACGGCTTCACGTCCAACCCGCCGCCGGGCACCGATGCCGTCGTCATCTTCCTGGCGGGCGAGCGC